CCGCACCAGCATCTGGAGCAGCGGGAACAATTGCAACTCTTAAGGTAACAGGATACGATGTATTCGGTAACGTAAAGGGTGGAGCAACAATTAATACTTTAGTAAGTTCAAATGGTGCAGCGACATCAACAGCGCTTACAACAGACACAGCAGTAGCAACACTTGGAACAAAGGAGCAGACTGTTACACTTCCTGCTTCAGGCTCAGTAGTTGTTACAGCATACGCAACAGTAGCAACAGCCGTAACAGGCCTAACAGCTCCAATTGGATCTGTAGTTGCAACAGTAGCAGTTCGTGATCTTGCAGGTGAACTTGCAGCAAAGACATCAGAACTTGCAGTTGCTAATGCAGCACTTGCTGCAGAAAAGGCTGGACGTGCAGCAGACAAGGTTGCATCAGACAAGGCTATTGCCGATGCAGCAACAAAGCTTGCAGCAGATGCAGCAACAGCAAAAGCTTCAGCAGATCTTGCTAAGGCTACATATAAGGCGGAATACAATGCGCTTGCAACTAAGTGGAACAAGAAGTTCCCTAAGTTAAAGGTAGCACTAAAGAAGTAAGGTTTTGGGCGGGGGGTAAAACCCCCGTCCAAATACTATTATGTATACAACAGAAGAAATAAAATTAATATTACAAGAATGTAAAGATCTAAATAAACCATACGTATTTAAGTCTTTGTGTAGCGTAGTGCCTAAATGGGAAAATTTTATACAGCACACAAATGACCAGTATTGGAACAACAGGATAGCAGAAGTTCCAAGTAATCCATATAGAGAAAGATTTGTTCGTGGGGTTTTATTTAAGAACCCCCTATACTTAAATGTCATTGGCCCCAAACAAGAGTGGTACCCAGAGATAGAAGAATTTTTTAATATTTTTAATAGCGCAATACCATACAAGGGATCAGCCTTATCTGCATATATCAATTTTGCAAAAGAGCAGCCATCAGATCCACATTTTGATGAGACAGATAATTTTTATTGGCAATGTATCGGTACTACTATCTGGAAATTTTACGCATCAGAAAAAAGATCATATAGTCAATCTAACATAAGCTCATCATCAGAGGGATACTCAGAGTTTGAGTTGCTTCCTGGAGACGTAGTTTATATTCCCAGGGGAATGATACACGACGTTGCAACAACAGGCCCTAGAGCAGCATTACAGTTTAAATATAATATCCCAGAGGTTGGGTATTCTTTCAACTAAAAGAATGGTAGAATAGATATATGGAATCAAATAAAAGAAGTCTATATAAGTCAATCACTTGGCCAGCTGTCCATATTGGGTTTGTTGGTACACTAGTCTATTTTTTTGAAAAGGCTATTACTGGCGAAGCCCATTGGGAGTACGCTGGTACATTTGCAATCATATACACAGCATGCGAAATGATTGGATTTTTCTTGCACGAAAGAGCGTGGTCAAGATTTGGAAGAAAGATTAAATAATGGGAAAACATTTAGATAAGATGCAACGTGCATTAGCACAAAGACAGGCAGGATCTTATTCAAGCGGTCAAAAGAAACCAGGATCAATGAATATTAAAAAAACAGGTTATCGTGGTCAGAAGGCACAGGGTTCAAAGTAATTAATGCCTAACTCAATTTGTGAAGTTAAAGATTGTACTGAAAGTGCAAAATATATAACAACTACAGAGTCTAAAATGATAGAAATCTGTAAGCAGCACTGGAACGAAAAGTATAAATCATGAGCGAACTAGAGCAACAAAAAAAACTTGCCATTGAGTTAGATCTAAAACACAAAGCGGCTATTGAGGAAAACAATCCCATAGCGGGCCCCTGGAAACAGTCTACATTTATTTGCCCCGACTGCCTAACTATTGTTGAAATTAAGACTAGGCTACCCTTTGACAATCCCTTTAGAATTGCTTGCCCCTGCAAGTATTCTGGAATGCATAGATCTACGCCGTGGGAAGAGATTCCTGACCAATTAGTCAACTAAATAACAATAATGCTATAATAGAGTCATAAGCAGAATACTAGTCCTGCTTAAATAAATAACCTATAGGAGTACAAAATGTCAGACGGAAAAGACTTAAAAGGATTTAACGAAACAAAGCCAGCAGGATCATCACCATGGGCAACAGAAAATTACACAGAGGCACCAGCAGCTGCATTCCCAGCATCAGATGTATCTAACCAAGCATCAGCACAGGGCCCAAAGTAAAAATGGATCTATTTAAAAAAGAAGAAATTGTTGCTCCAACATTTGAAGCGGCAGTAATTTCAGCAGCAGCTAACGTTGCTGCATCAGTTGCTACAAAGGTAGCATGCACAAGAGACACAAGAGGCGACGCTGATTGTGCTGTAAAGAATTGTGAGAACTGCAACTAATGTGTTACGAATGCGGATGCGAAACAGTAGGTAGCACCAAGGGCGCTACTCCAGTCACAATTACAGATGTATCTAGAGATGGTGAGTCAGGCTTAACTAATGACTAATAGCATTAAAAAAGAAGATGGTACAGGCATGGTGCCACCAGCTAACGCTGGTGCGCCTGCTGGTGCTGTTACAAGCGAAAGAACCCCAAAGAGATACCCTAGACAGGGTTTAAAAGTGGACATAAACAGACATGGAATAAGAAGAGAAACAAGTCTTGTTCCAAAGCCACCTAAGAAAACGGGCCGAAAGAAAATTTAGCCGTGTGTAGAGAATGCGGTAGTTGTACCAAAGAGCATTATCCAACAATAGATGATGCTGTTGATAAAGTATTGGATAGCACAATAATATGAAAACAGTAGGAGAAAAGTTAGGCAACTTTGCCGTAACAGGCGTAAAGCCAGGAGCATTATCTTATGAAGATAGCTCATTTGAAGTAATCACACAAGACTCATTTCCAGGTAAATGGAAGATAATTGCTTTCTATCCAAAGGACTTTACATTTGTATGTCCAACAGAGATTGTTGCGTATGATGCTTTGGTAAATGATTTTAATGATAGAGATACTGTTTTGCTTACAGGATCTGTAGATAATGAATTTTGTAAAATTGCATGGAGAAATGCACATGATGATTTAAAGAAGACGAACTCATGGTCATTTGCAGATACAGCACATCAGCTGGCTAACGATCTAGGCGTACACCACTCATCTGGAGTCACATATCGTGCTACATTTATTGTAGACCCAGATAATATCATTCAGCATGTAACATGCAACAACCTAGATGTAGGTCGTAATGCAGATGAAGCTTTGCGTGTATTAGATGCATTACAGACAGGCGAGCTGTGTGCATGCAATAGACCACTCGGAGGAGAAACTCTATAATGTTATGGGTAGACCAGCTTAAGGACTCTCTTCCAGAGTATGCTAAGGACATCAAATTAAATCTTGATGCTGTTATTAATAGATCAACTATTGATCCCGAGCAGGCCACATATCTTTCAATAGCAGCAGCATTTTCAACAGGTAATGCTAAACTGCTTACTTTTATAGTTGCGAATGCAACTGACGAAGTTGAAAAAAATGCAGCCCTTACAGCTGGCGCTATCATGGCACAAAATAATGTTTGGTATCCATTTATTGAAATGGCTGATGATCCCAATCTAAAAGGTTTGCCAGCGCAATTAAGAATGAATGCAATTGCAACACATGGCGGAACAACTAAAGCTAAATTTGAAGCATATTCATTGGCATCATCTATTGTAGGTAAATGTCACTTCTGTGTTAAAGCACACTATGAAACACTTAAAGAAGAAGGATATACAGTAGAACAGCTAAGGGATATTGGCAGAATTTCTGCAACAATAAATGCTTTATCAAAGATACTTTCTGCATAATGGCTACTGAATATGGCGCTGTCGTAATATGTCAGTGCGGTAGATCTGCCTCTTATCCAGTCTGTGATGGCTCACACGGCAGGCCAGCCGATGAACCAATAGCAGAGCATGACTCTGATCCAAACCCCAGCGAGAGCGGCTCCTGGAAGAGATGACAGTATATCTTGAAGCATATTGTGTAATATGCAAAAAGAATGTCAAGGGCAGGTTAAACGAATTAATAATACAAGAATCAGGTAAATGGTTGCACATAGGCGAATGCCCTGAGTGTTTTTATGAAATTAAAAGGATTGTTCCATGAAGCATTATTTAAATAGAATTAAATGTTATTTTAAAGGACACAATTTAATTGAAGCAGGACAGTGCCCCTATACTGGATCAACCTATGACTATTGTGATCGTTGCGAAATAATGATACCTAGAGATTTAGCATTCTAAATAAGATATAATAGTACTGTATGAGAAAACTATTGAACAACGTATATCCCTTTTTACCTAAAATGTATCAAGGGGCGGAAGTTCACGAATTCAAAGAAGCCGTTGATCTAACTATACATACAAAAGCTCCAGGGAAATGGTTACTCGTTGACTTAGAGACAGGTCAGGAGTATATTGGACTTGATGTACCTACACAATGGGGAAGATGGCGAAGGATAAAAGATAGATATGATAATTGACGTTAATAAGCCAGAAAGTGACAAATGTCACTACTGCAATGAAGTGGGATTATACTGGGATCAATTAGGAGCAACAATAATTACTGTATGCAAAAAGCATATGAATAATTATTATATAAGCTAGCCATGTGCTATATATGCCATTATAGAGGCGAAATGTATCCTTATATAAACAAATATAATGATCTATTTATTTTATGTAATGAATGTATGGTAGTGGCAGATGATATTAAAGAATATAATGTAAACTTAGTAAAGATGTTTGAAGATTGGGCTGTAGCCCAAATAGAATCTTTGGACGAGAATGGCTAAAGCCTGGGAAGATAAATCCCTCTGGCTTACGCATTGCCAAATATGCTTTTGTGCAGTAACCTATCAGTTAATGGATTTTCATTTACAGTATCACGAGCTAAATGATCAAAAGTGCGAAAAGTGCGGCGGTAGAGAGGGCATTGACGCTACCCGTCAGATATAGTATACTTCTTATATGTTATATGAATTAGTAGAAAAATACCTAATGCGCCCAAGACGCCTCAGAGAGGCCATACAAGCAGTTGTAAGAGATAATGACGAATTGCTACGCATAATTAAGCAGCATGAAGAAGATGACACCCCAACTAATTTAACTTGGTCCGAGGGAGATACTTGGTATGGCTGGACATTTAATCCAGTCAGAGGCAGATACTATTTTGATGATATTGGTAACCAATCATTGATGGGCCTATGGGAAGACCAGTGGGCTCGTGAAGCAGAGGAATCTAATGTATAATAGAGAAGTGATTAACAAATGGAAGCACCCTATCAAATACTTTAAGTTCAAGAGAGCTTATACTGCAATGCTTAAATCTAATGCTGAATATTACAAAATAGATCGCAATTAGTGAAATTCGCGGCGGTAGAGCACAATTAGTCAACTACGTTGACCTTATATGAACAGGAAAAGAAATGCAACCCACAGTAATAGATAATTTTATTTCAGAACAATCGGCTAAAGATTGCAATGCCTTTTTAAGATCAAAGGCAACAGTTAACCCTATGGGCTTGCTAAGCAAACAATTGTATCCTTTTGAACAGTTTGCTAATGATCCTGACAAAGAGTTTTATGCAGATTTCAAACTACTTGTAGAGGCTATCCAGAGGGAGTTTGGTTTCCCAGGGGATCAGATCTCTATCAATAGAGTCCTGTATCAGGTATTGCGTGAGGGCGAAGAACTTGGCTACCATACAGATGCATACGGCGGTGTGGATGGATACGGAGTTATAGGATATTCAGCTTTGCTTTATTTAACTAATGATTACGATGGTGGCGAAATCTGTTTCTATGATGAGAATACTCCAACAGCATATAAGCCTAATGAAGGCACATTAGTCTATTTCAAGGGTGATGAGAACTATCCCCATTCAGTCAATAAGGTTTTGGGCGGGGAGAGAGCAAATATTATTCTCTTCTTTGATGTAAAGCAATAGGTGTATAATAGTACTATAAGGGTATAATCCCTATTAGTAGAGAGCAATATAATGGCATCACCAATGTGCAAGACATGTTCAATAGAAACCAATAAAGCCGCATGGGCCAAATACCCAGATATGCTCGATCTATGTAAGATGTGCAAGTCCTTTCAAGCATCTATAGAAAATACTATAGCGTCAGCCGAAAAGGTAAGAAATAAAGCCGAATTGATTGGCAAGAAAATGGAGAAAAACAATGTCAGAGATTAACGTACCATCAGATGAAGAGATATCAAAAGGATATGAATCAGATAACGAAGAAGAAGACAATTGGAATAACTTTGAGAAAGCTTGCTGGAAAGGCTTTAAGCAGGTAGGCATGAAGGATAAGGGCGGAAAGAGAGTTCCTAACTGCGTACCTATTAAGAAGTCTATATTTGGCACAGAAGGTCCACAAACACTAATACCTAGGAACTCATAATGGGTATATTATATAACCTTGAAGCATATCTTGATTTAGATCTATTAGACAATCTTGATATAAAAGAAGACATAGACAAAGAAGATTTATAAACGCATTGGGTTAAGATGTGCGATATACTGTTATTATCTACTAGGGGAATTATTTATTGTAATTCAGAACCTAACAGCTTGGTTGATTTTTCCTAGGAGGAAAAATGTCAAGTAATTCAAAAAATTTTAAAGTTAAAAATGGTTTAGATGTAGGTGGATCAATTGTTATTGGTGGCACTGCTGAAATATTAGATGCCATTAACTTAAATCATGCAGTAACTAAAAGATATGTCGACATTAATTCTTTGCATATATCATTGCTAGAACCCACACCAGTATTTCAAGGAATGCAGTGGCTAGACACAACATCTAAAAGATTAAAGATATATGTAGATGGAGCATGGATGTCTATTGCAAATCTATTAGATATCGATCCTAACACAGGGGCAGTCCAAGTTGTTTATTTAGGGGCAGGACAAGGATATACAATTGGTGGAGCAACTATAACTGTAGCAGGGGCTACTACATCAAATGGCGGAGTATCTTCGTTTACTACATCAGCAATAACTGGAACTGCATTTGGTAATCCAAGAAATAATATGAACTCAGCTTCAGCAGCAGTTGCTACTGATGTTCAATCAGCTTATAATACATTTTGGGGAATGACTCCATCAGGCTCAATAAGAGTAACGGCAACAAATGCTTTAGTTGGAACATCCCCACATATGGCTGGGGATCTGATAGGTTTAACATTCTATCCTGGAGTTTATCATGCAGGAGCAGCGGTAACAAATTCAGGAGTAATTACTTTTGATGCTCAAAATAACCCAGGAGCAACATTTATTATGCAGTTAGGTGCAGCTTGGGCTCCTGCTGCATCAACTTCCTTTAATCTAATAAATGGAGCAACGGCAAGCATGATCTACTTTAACTGTGTTGGAGCAACAACGATTGGAGCATCTGCGGCATGGCAAGGAACAATAATATCCCCAGCAGCTATTGGAGCGGGAGCAGGAGCTAGTATAAATGGCAGACTATTTAGTTATTCTGGTGCAATTACCTTATCTGCAAATACTATAACAATACCAATTTAATACCATATAGACCGCAATTAGTGAAAAAGTTCGGCGGTAGAGAGGCATTGACAGTACCTGTCATATATACTATAATGAATATATGCCTGATCAAAATGGATTTCCGACTAGAAAAGAATTAGCCAAATGGGAAAGAGAAATGAAGGCTGCTGGGCTATGGCCTGAAAAGATACGTGTTTACAACGTTACTAAGCCTAAGATAAAAGCTAGAAAAACAGGATCAATTGCTAATTCAGTATCAGTTAGGCCTGTGTCTCAGGTTCAAAATATGGACGTAAAAGATTTAATAGCGGGAACTAAAGTACATAAGACATCGAGGTGGGAATAATGGCATGGTCGTATATATTAGCGGCAATAGGGGTAACAGGCATATATTTTGTGGGGCGGAAGACAATATGGGCTTGGCTACTATTACTATTCAATGAGTTCCTATGGATCATATACGCTTTAACAACAGATCAATACGGATTCATATTTGCAGCAATAGCTTATGGAATAGTCTATATTAGATCCTATATACATTGGTCCAAAGAGCCAGTTAATAGCATTCATCTCTAAGCCAGATAGCTCTGGAAAATAGATCATTTAGGCACCTAACTCCTATATCCCCCTCCCATTTATCTCCTCTCTAATAGCCCTTAGAAGGCTTATATAGTGGAGCAAAGTGGAGTATTGTGGAGAATTTATACTCTAGATAACATATCATATACTATAGATATATATAGTTAAACATACATATGTAATTGAGCATATCCCATCTTAATCGTAATGTCAATAGCCGAAATGTGCAGCATATTGATCCATATTTGTCAATAGAATATGCAAGGGATTTTGGCTTATTCTGCCATATTCTCTACAGATTTGTCGACATTCTATATGTATAATTAATCATATAGACATTATTCTGTAGCATTTTCAGGCGTATTTGTCAAGGCCTCGTAAACGAGAAATTTGGCCCACATGTTTTAAATTTCAGGGATTTGAGATCATGTGTCGTAAATGAAAAAAGCTGCCCCCATGCCCACACATACAAAAAATCCACAGGATGTGGATAACCCTGTGGATAATTTGGGCTAGATATGTTTATCTATCTAACCAGACATTCATCTATTCATATATGTCTATTGTTAATTGAATGGATCTTGTTCTTCTCGCCATCCAAACCCTTGTCTTACTATTGGTTCCTCCCGCTTTGGAACTTTAAAAGAACGGGCTGGAAGTTTAAGAGATTCTAATTGATTATCTTCTTGGTAAGCCTTGATACATTCATTTAATTCAACTGCTAACATCAAACCTTCTGATGTATAGCCATGAACTCCATGTATCTTAGATTGTTCGGATATGATTGATACAACCATTTCCATAATTCTGTCAATTGTATACATTGGCTGTTCTGCCAAATATCTACCAAAGATTGTTGGATTAAACCAATGGTCTTCTGTTAGATTTACTATTGATTCTGCTACTTTGATTTCTGGTGATTTACTCATATTCCGCCTTCCGCCTGACCTTAGATTATATCAAAAATAAGAGACGGGGTCAAGGACCAACGAAGCCCTAACCCCGTCCCAAGAATTACTTCGCCTTGTTTGCTGGTACTTCTGCTGTAAATGTAACGCCCTTGGCTACTGCCTCGGCTAGAGCCACCTTAGCTGCTCCTGAGAAACGACCACGTACACCTACTGTAATGCCTTGTGACTTTAGATATTCACGCTTTGTTGCCATTTGATAATCCCCTTTCAAGAGATGTTTTATTTATTATATCAACTATTTACAAAATTGTAAATAGGCTTCAGGCTATTTTCTTTTACAACCGTAAGGAAAAAATTTGGCCCCTACGAAAGATCTGCTTGCTCAATACGATCACTGATTAATTTAGCAATGATGTTATGTGCTTCAATATTCTCAGTTTCGGACCCACCCCACAAAAGCTTTTGGGCTTTGTCTAACTGATCATTCAAGTATATGTCACTCATCTTCATCTGATTCCTCCTCATCATCTTCAGGGACCTCATCAATGATGTTCCTGTCAATCATCCAGTCTCTAATGCCCTCGTGTAGGTCTTCTGCGCCATACTCTAGGGACCAGCCATTCTTGTCTGCGTCTTCCCAGAACATCTGCCATACGTCTTCTATGTCCTCTGTGACGCAGTATTCTTCCTCGGCACCCTCTTGGATGTTTGTGTATAGATCCCGTGCAACATCCCAGGCATACACCCAAACCAGGGGCAGGCCAACAGGAAGTTTAGTTATCTTGGCAATGATATCTTCAATCTCAGTATATGTATCTTGCATGCGTGTCTTTTCCTGCAGGTCCATGTCAGCCATTTACGTGCTCCTTCATATCTCTAATTAGTTTATCGTTCTTAGCAAATGCTATGTCATATGTAAGACCGTATAGTTCTCCATATGTTTCAAGGACGCCTTCCCAATATTTGCGTTCCATGGAATCCATGGCTTCGCCTGATTCTTCTTCGGCTTCCGTTGCATATTCCAATTGCTTCTCAGCCTCAACCATAAGCACTTTTAGTTCGCCGTGCAGAATATCTGCACCGTCCATGTCAAGGTTGACCATGCGTTGCAAATGGGGCGGGAGCCCAATGTCTGTTCTATTCATTGTTATACCTTTCGTTAGAAGAGTTCATTATATCAGTAGCCACTGACAAAATGTGCCTGGTGTTTTCAATCTCTGCTTGTTTAACTCTATAGAAATGATGACCATTTACATAATCAATCTGTTCTAAGTCTTGTTCTAAACTAATTAGATGTATCTTTAGATACTCCATAAACCTTGATGATTTATTCATAATGATATTCGCCCGTTTCTCTATTGAAGTATCTTACCATAGAGCACTGACAAGTAAAAATTCCAGGGACATCTGAACACTCCCAGTAATGCTGACATTTAGCCCCCATTAGTCGAAATACCCTTCTGCCCACAGACCTTGGAAAAAGCTGACTGCATCCTCCAGGTCTTTTCTCAAAGGTTCCTTGTCCATTAAATCGGACGGGGTCCTAAGATAAAATAACTTAGCATCATGAACAGCATTAGTCATACGATCTAAATCCTCTGCAGTATATCCTAACATCATAATAGGAACTCATCTCCCTCAATATAGCCATAGTATTCGTTATACTGTTGCTTTAATTCACGAGAAGCATATTCCATAAATCTAAATTCAGCATATGCCTCACCCTCCTCTAAATTGTTATAAGACCATTGGTCAAATAACGCTTCACCAATTTCTTGTTGCATTGCACCTGTAATGTGCTCTGCTATTGTATCTATAAATTGCTCAGCCATTTATTTCCGCCTTTCGATATTCGGGAACTTTAGTTTCTAAGTATATACTATGGGTCTGACATTTAGCCACAGCCTCTAGGTCTGCCTCGCCAAGCCAGTGGCAGTTGCCACAAATTTGACCACAGTCTTCTTCTTCGCAGTATTCCATTTGGTCAGTTGCATCACAATCACGGCACATAGAATCATATTCTGATTCTGATATAACTTCACCACGAAGGATTTCCATTTCTCCACCCCAGCCTGTTTCTTCCTCATATGATAAAGTAAATAGTAGTGTTGGGTATTGTGCAGATAGTTTTTGAATGGCTGGCATTGGACGAGACCAAGCAGTTTCAAAGTTATAATGAACTACATAGTTCTCACCGTTCTCGGCTTCCTCCATATTAGTATTAGGATACTTGTCATCCTCACATACAGCCACATCCCATTTAGTGCCCCACTCACGGACATTAAAGTTATACCAATCGTTGGTATCAAACTTAAACCAATTCTCATCTGTTTTAGAGGACGGCGGTTGAGAGTGGTAATCATTCTCAGATACACCAGCATCTACATATGAATAGATATTATGAAAAGAGAAGATAGGATTAACAAACTTACGTTGTCTAATCCCAAATGATAAATCACCATTTGCTTCAATAGAATAAACAAATGGCTTATTCATCTGTTTAATTAAAGACTTTACTTGGTCAGGATTACCTTCAATTGTTAAACCGTTATACACCCAATTTGGCATATTATATCCTTTCGTTGATATGTGATTATTATACACTGACCCACTGACATATGGAATACTATTTGGGTGTGAGTCACACCACATTTTGTATGCATGTGGTCAAGATCACAGAAATTCAGGCGATTTTAAATTGACGTCGTAAACAAATTATGTTACCCTCAATCTTTTGCGGGCCAAAAAAATCCCCCTAGTATCAGAGCTGAAGCTGACTAGGGGGTAATGATAAGGCTGCCTGGATCTCCAACGAAAGGAATAGATCCGCTTTACTTAGCGACTTGCGGGACACGCTTAACTAGCCGCACCATATCATATTCTTTATTAAAACCAGGACCTAAGTCCTAGATTAATTATACCATAGCGGGCTCTTCTAGTTGACTGTACTTATTTACAAATACATCCAAACTAGAACTGAATACTTCCGTGGTGAGGTCCTCTTCCATAAGTGTGAACGTTTTGGCGGCCCAATTAATAATAGGTACCTTGTGCTCATTGTCTGCTAATTGGTTAACGCTAATGCCCCAACCCGTTTCGCTTTTCCATTCATCATTAATTAAATGACTGATAGCAATACGTGTTGCATATGATTCATCTGTCCAACGTGGACGTGCCGCTTCGACTGCATTTGCTAAATTCTCAAGCATGCGGTGTCCAGCCCAGTGCCCGTATAGAAATACTGTATCGCCCTTACGGTCCTTAAAACCAAAGTTTGCTCTGTCTCCCATTTTATTCCGCCTTTGTTAGTAGTTGATTCTGCTCGTAGTTGAGCAATTGTATCAGTTCCTCGGCCCAGTCGTCAAGCGACTCGCCTTGCTTATTCTTATGATGTCCGCAAAAATAAAGAGACATAGCATCTTTCTTTGCTTGCCACATTGCTTGAGCTGCACATTGGTCACACTTAAGCCATTCAGCCATCACAGGTTGCCACCTTCGATCATCTCAGAAAGACGGTCAAGAATCCAAGAGTCGATGTCAGCAATATCAATCTCTGCTAACTTCTCCATAATCTCTTCACGAGCAAACTTATACCCGTCATCAAATCCATCTTTATAGTCTGACATTTTTATCTCCCCGTGTAACCTGTCGGTTCATACTCTGATGTATAACTTTCTTTTAAGTTATACTTATCTCTAATGCGACTTACTTTCTCAATACTACCAGTTCCGATGTTGAAAGTCAACGGACCAATTGTCATTGGGTCTAATCCGATTAACTCTGCATCCCAGATAGCCCTTGCAAAGGCTACCTGAGATGGAGCGGTGAGTTCAAAATACATTAGCATTCCCTAACATGACATACTTCTTGGTCAACGATTTCAACATTGCCATTCTGTGCATCAACATAAAGAGTATCTGTAATCTCTGACTCGATGTCAGTATCATAATCAGAAAGCAAATCTAATTCAATAGTTCCGCTAACCTCGATAGATGCAGTCCACTCAACTGTTCGAGTTAATGGAATATCAAGCGCTTCAGCAATAGAACGAAGTGTTTCTTGGTCTTCTGAATCGCCATATGCTTCAGTGATAATATCTTTGACTGTGTCAATTTTGCCCTGTAGCATATTTGCAACTTTTTGAGATTGGCGTCCATTGTGCAAGTCCCATTCAAGAGATGCAACTTTATCAGTTGCATATTCTGCATCTGAATAGCCACGGATTACTTTGTAGGTAACCAATAGATTAGAGTTATATGTATCGGGAACTGTTACTGCAGGTGTTGTTGTCTCTTCCATTTTTTCCTCTTTCGTTTGGGTTGAAGGTGCAATTGTAGCATGCTCCACTGACAATAAGGTTGTCTTACGGCCACACGGACATGTGAGTTCTGTCACACCTGATGGGAATCCAAATCCATCAGATGATGTTAATTCGATTAAACAATCACATTCATCTGGGTCGCAGACAAATGTATACTTGCTTGATACTAGTTCGTTGGTCATGAGAGAATTGTACCAGGGCCCACTGACATATACAATAGAATTCCAGGGGTTTCTTAGTCCTCTCGTATGATAAGAATCACACCCGCACATATGGGGGCATCTCTCGGCATTTGTCAAGCGATCCCAACGAGACTTGAACTCGCAACCTCTACCGTGACAGGGTAGCGCTCTAACCAATTGAGCTATGAGATCAAAAAAAAATATTGAGCAGTTTTAAATCATGCTCAGGATTTTTATTTAGTTTTTTTTAGAAAGTTGCAACCATGCGATACAACTTATTTTTTTCTGCGGTTAGAACTGGGTCAAACCCTGATGCACCCGCCATAAGTGTTTCGCCATTGCCACGACCTGAACGATAATAATCAAGGCGCTCAGTTAGTGCATTGAACGCACCCCACTTTGTTCCCTTGATTGTAGCGTTAGTTGGTGAGTTATGATAAAGGTCATCAAGCAGAACAACTTTGTTCTCCCACTTTTTGATTGCGCCCTTAGCATCTTTTTCTGGCTTAGGATAGATTGTCTGAATCAACTTAGAGAATTCAGCATCGGTAATTGCTTGTGAGTAAAGTGCTTTTGCTTGAACTTCGAATTCATCGAAATAACCAAGAGCAAGCCCAAGAGTTTCACGAGCAACTTGAATGCGACCTTCAACAGATTGCGTGTGGCGAATCTTGAAAGATTGCTTAGCATTCTTCATTGCAAGGTTTAGTGTGTTTTGGCAAACAACACGAACAGGTGTGACGGCTGCTTGAACAGCAACAGAACCATCGTGTGATGTCCAAACAATTAGATATAGTTTAGTTTCATCGTTAGCGCCTTGTGGGTCAAGAACCATTGTGCGGGGAATATCAACAGTTCCAAACACAACTTTGCCCTTCTTAAGAGAGCCAGCGGATTCCCAACGGCAATCAGCATTGGCATCATGAATTGCATCAGCGAATGCAAACAATTCTTCATTCTGCACAGGCTTGTAACGCTTGCCGACAGTTGCAAGGACATCGATTTCCTTGTTGAATGGGTTATCACGAATCACGAGAGATGCATTAGATACATCATTCCAAGATTCTGAGATGTGGTCAGTTAGTGGAGACAAGCGAACATTCCAATTCGCTAACTTTGCTTCTTCAAGCATTGTTGCGGTTGTAACTTCCTCATCTTGTGTGAAGATACGATTGGCAAGATTATGCCAAGCAGGTGCACCACGAAGAGCAAAAGCAACTTCGCCGTTTTCCATTTCTAGATTATGAGCCATGGATTTATTTCCTTTCGATTGGTTGTAGATGCAATTATAACAGGTGGCACTGACATTGTCTAGATTAGTTAGTCATTTGTCCGTTTTGATCCGTGTGAGTAATCTCACAAAATTCCAGGGTTATCCACAAGCAGTCGTAAGCCTGTGGATAACCCCACACCTATGCGGGCAGCTTTGCAGTTGAGATCGGATTTCCCAACTGCAGCGCCGTGTTTTAAATTACGTTATATTTATTTACTGTGTGCTCATCAAGAAACATTGCTGTTGTTTTCTTTTTCTTTACGTTATCGAAAACGTAAGCATTTACTTTTCCGCTAAACTTTCGCAGATTAGAATAAACTAATTCAGTTAGGTATTCTTTGTCTACACCTTGCTCTGAATAAATAGTTACATCATTCATTTTGTTTGCGTCGTAGATTTCTACTCTGAAACGATTTGCCATTGTATTACCTTTGTTAGTAGTTGTCCCCGAAGGGAGAGCAGTTTGGCGACTTACTCAGGTCGTTTGGGTTCAGGACTTTAGTTCTGCCCCCCAAATTACTTAGAGATACTTAGCAATCTGCTTCATTGTAGAAGCATTTACTGTTTCCTCATCTGTCATCTTTAAGATGGTGAGAGCATTTGTGATGTCCTCTTTCATCTCACGATACTGGTGCTGATGGATAACCTCAAAGTCCTTTTCAGGTTCAGTAGGAAAGTTTCCTTCCTTTGTGATGATGTCGAAATCAACATTGAGGGTGTTGTTCCAAGAACGATAGTTTGTGCGAAGGTTCTCTGCCTTTGCGAAGTTCTTTATAGCCCAAGCACCAATTTCCTTGCGCCACGCTTCTTGCGCTTTGCCGAACTTTGCTTCTTTGGCTGTTTGTGTGTTGTAATCATTTTCTAGTTTAGCAAGAGTGCCTTCTAGTGCCTTGATTACTTTGCTTGTTGCTACCTTTACTGTGATTTGTCTGCTCATTTATTTATTACCTTTCGTTGGTTGGTTGTTATGGATAGTATAGCAGGGGGGTCTGACATTTCCCCGAAGGGAGAGAGTTCTTACTTACGACATTGGGCGAGAACACTCTCTCAAACTGCCCCTGTTTCGTGGCTTAGCACCCTGTTAGGGTGTGTGCCTCCTTTTTATGCGCCTGTTAGGGCTGAGTCGCTAACTGTTGTCCAACGAGTTTCCTTTGTTGGCATTTCTAGTAGCACTCGCACCGAGCCAGATGCGTTAGGAATAATCTCTTTGATTACTCCTGTCTTTTTTGACTTTAGGGTGGTGAATAAATCGCCAACCTTGTAAGTGTATCCATTTACTGTCATTTTGCTTCCTTTCTTGTAGGGTCTTATTATAGCAAAGGGGTCTGACATTTACTACCCCAATCTTATTATTTGAGATGCCAAGCGTGTGAGTAATCTCACACGCCTGGTTTTGATCTCAGTAGTCGGTATCTTGCAGCCAAGCGTGTAGGTGATGCTGGTCAATTATTGCGTGAGCAGGTGCAAACTTATCTCCACGATAAGATACGCCTTCAGGCATTTCAATTAGTCTATCTGAATCTTCTTCCCACCAAGCATCGATAGCATCGATGCAAGGCTTCACCATAGAAAGTGGAACGGGCGGGTAATGATTACCTTGTAAGTGATAAGCAATACCTTGTTCTAAATCAAACTCGCTTGCTAAATCTAGCGCAGTGTTATTTCCCATTGTTAGTTACCTTCCTTAATTGTTACTTCAGCCCAAGTGTTATTTTCATTAGCAAGTGGAATTACATTTGACATTCCAAGTGCGTGTAGTGTTGCTTCTTTGCACATCTTTGTAACTGAATAAGTGTCAAGTGCAATTAGCGCAGGTAGTAAGTTAGCGGGAATCTTGTCCAAGTCAATTACTGCCTCGAACTCAACTGTGTGTGGAACTTTCATTAGATTAGACATTTGTTACCTTTCGTTGGTTGGATAAGAGTATTTTAGCATAGGGCACTGACATTACCTAATCCATTCTCGGCGTGTCGGAGCTTTGTGATATTTCTCACAAATTTTCAGGGTCTGTGGATAACTCCCGTAAGCCTGTGGATAACCCCGCACATATGGGGGCAGCGGTCCCCTTTTGTCAAGGGAACACGCCGATAGGGTACCAGCCTATTTATTTTCCCAACGATAAGGCAAATCATCCTGGCCGTCGTTATCGATATCTATTTTAGAGCTCCACAACATGTACACCGTTAAAATAATTGGTGATAATAAAAACATGATTAATATAATTCCGATCAGGGATCCAATAACATCATGCATTATTTTTTACTCGCAGAAAATCGAATGTCTGCTTTACCGTAGACACAGAGACCACAAGAAACACAGGCGGACCCATTGCTAGAGATAAGCGGAATTGATTTCATATTCTCGGGACACTTAGCGCCAGGCTTGCCCGTTAACTCTTTCATCGTGTCTTCGGTGGCCGCGAATGTCTTGCCTAGGTAAGCAAGGCGGACCTTAGAATTCTTCTTTAAATCGAATGCTATTTCCTTATTCTCATCATCGGTAGAATAATACAGTGAAAGATTAACAACATCCTTAAGAATAAGCGCTGCAGACTTTACACGTGTGTAAACCCAAAATTGAATATCGGGGTGGTTCATGATAACAGTCTTCCAGGCATATGTATAAATATCATTAAAGAAATCGCCGTCCCAGTGGATACGGAATAACTTAGGAGCACTCTTCTTATCACAATCAGAAACAAAATCAATAATCATTTCTTCTAATAGGGCCACCATTGTGTCATTGTCTGCATTGCGTAACAATTCCCAATTGTGTAACAGATTAGTTTTTACGCCAGGGAATAACTTTTCAAGCTTTCCCGCATAGCACACGCTTTCGCAAATACTAGTGGCGCCAGGGCACGAGTAGGCCTTGCCTGCAGGTAATCCGAACGTGTTCGCAATTGCTGCTTGCTTGCCATTTTTTGTGACAAGGTTAGCCACCTTGCGGTCATTAGAACGTTTTAATTTCATAGGGGTAATTATAGCGGTGACGTCTGACATATTAGTAATCCTCATCCATGCCATGGCCAGCGGAAGCAAGGGCGTCGGAATCCGCCCAGCCACCTAGTTCATAGAATTCCATTTCTTCTGAATCGTAGCATTCGCCACAAGTCCAGTCATCTCCATAAATTTCATACTCTTCAACAGAATCAAAAGTTTCTTGAGCGCCACAAATTTCATAGTTCAAGCAAGCGACGGTAAATAATTCCATGAGGAACCTCTTTCGTTGGTAGTTAAGAGAATTATAACAGAACAGACTGACATTTCCTAATCGACACGCAAATTTCCAGGGTGATTTAGATCACATCATAACGACACGCCCGACCCCGCACATATGCGGGCCAGCTGCATACTTATGCATTACTCTGCATTTTTATTTTTATGTTTGATCTTGCGTGTGTAAGTTTTTTTATTGCGAACAGGTTGCGCCGCATTACTGCGACGCAATTCCTGAATGCGTTTTACTTTATCTCGTAGAGAGTTTTGGAATGACATAGTTACTCGCTTCATAGAATTTAGTTACATTGAAATTAGGATTTTCATTTGCACACAATTCCGCAAAGTCTAAAACCATTTTAGAAAAAACAGCAGGGTGAGTTTTACCTGAATTATAATTTAAGATTTCAGCAATTGCCTCGAAGTGCTTGCGTGTCATTGTCATTTTACAGTTACGACCTTTCTTTCCTCACGATAAAAATGTTTAGTAAAGCATTTCATTTCTGAATTGTAAATATTTACAGTTGAGAATTCGTTAGCAAATCCCCAATCAGTAAATGCAAAGAAATCTTTCCACGCATCAAATTCGCTTGCGTAGTCTTGTTGCCAGTGTGGTGCATTTCCGTCATAAGATAAAGTTATTTTATACATTGTCGCTCTCCCAATCTAGTGTTACGCATTTGCATTGTGTGATTTCAATTGTGTTTCCCTTTTGCCATACAGTTGCGAGAGTGTCGCAATTATCGCAAAGAAAAATCCCGTCAAGGCTATCTTTTACCATTCCCATTTATTCACCAACCTTTACTGCGATTGTTGCGAATTTATTTCGCAAGCCACCAGTTCTAACTTCGATTAAAAACGCTTCAGTTTTTTCGCCATACCAAATTTCAGGGCGAGCAGTTGCAGAAATAATCTCACCTGAAAAGTGGCGAGAGTTTGAGCGGTAATTCTTGCCGATTAGCAAGTTTTCGATTGTGTATAGTTTAGTTGCCATTAGTGGCACCTTCTTTCGTTGTTGTTGATTTGGTAATTGTAGCAGAGAGGACTGACATCGCCTCGATTTTAGATTGCTTGCGTGTTTCTGTAACATGAGCCTTGAATTCATCTAGATTCATTTGACTTCCTTTCGTTGTTGTTATAGTAGACATTATAGCGGATAGGACTGACAAAGTGTTAATTTTGCAAGAGTTTGTCTCAATATGTGGAGCGTGGGTGTTGTGATAAACATCACAAAGATCTCGGGCGTGTCGTGCTGCAAATTCCAGGGGTTGTGGATAACTCTCTTAACCCTGTGGATAACCCCATACATATGCGGGCGGCTTGCCGATTTGTCAAGCCGACACGCCGTTATTTATTTATTCATTTTCTAATTCTGCTAAATAATCCTCGTGCTCCACTAATCCAATCGCAAACGCTACGGGATCGCAACACTCTAGAATTTCGGCGGGTGTGAATGTAGAGTAACCGATTTTTACAGTAGGATAAATATCATTTAGTAAATCTATAAAGCTTTCTTTTATTTCTAAGTCTTTCTCTAATTGTGATTTATTCATTTAGTCCCCCATTTTTTATATCTTTGATTACGGCGATTAGTAGCGGGATAGTAACGCCCGCTAGTAGTAATTGGACGGCGGTAGTTAGTAGGCGATTAGTAGTCATTACTTATTCTTCTTTCTCTTATAAATCTTATAAGCGATTAGTGCTAGGGCGGTGATAATAATAGTGTGCCAAGGTAAGTAGATAGCCCCTAAGAAACTATCAAACTCAAATCCGTATTCGTTAGTTATAGATAACTCAAATCCTGTAGGTATCATTACATTTCAACCTTTCGCATATGTGCTACGACATTACGAGAAACTTTCATTAGGTCTGCTACGACCTTATTCATTTCATCTGCGCTAGTTGCCTTGAAATCAACGCCTAGTAGTTGTGCGCCGTCCCATATTGAGTAAGTGATAGTCATTTATAGTGCTCCTTCTTGTAGTAGTGCGATTTCTATATCTAGTTTTATTGTATCGGGTAGGTCTGACAAATCAACCCAACCCGCTCCCTCGTTATCCATTAGGAAAGCCTTTACATAACCCACTTACGCCACCCATTCCATATCTGCTAGTAGTGCATCTACTTGCTCATCTGTTAGTTCTACATCTTCTAAATCTTCATCTTCTACATCTACCTCTTCATCTAGGTAGGAGTATTGGTCTGCGACATCTTCTTGGATAGTTTCCCATTTAGATACGCTGTTAGTGCGTGTGTTGTATATGTATGACATTTATTTCTTCTTTCGTTAGTAATTGTTAGGGGGTCTTATTCGCTAGGCTCACCTTACGGATTATTTGCTAGGCTCATACCCTTATTTAGTTGTTATAGTGGAATTGTAGCCGATAGGGCTGACATTTACCACCGACACGCCGTTAGGCGTTAGTGTGAGTTACCTCACACCTACTAGGTTATGCTCGGCGTAGTTACCGCCACACATTACGCATAGGGAGTATGCGGTTACTCTACCGCAACCTGCTGAGCAGGATACATAGCCAAGACGCTTAGCGTCTGACTCTACTAGGTAGTCGTTACGACTTTCCCAAATTCTGTTAGTCATTTTAGACCTAACCTTTCTTAGTAAGACTTTCTTACTTTCTTTATACCTTAATCATAGCAAGGGGCACTGACATTTAGACCCCTATTGTCGGGCGTGTCGGAATAAATCTTAGAATAACCCTGTGATATGCGCCACAAAGATCATAGGCACACGCTCATTATGGGCGGTCTATCCAAAATGTCCGATTTTGTTTTATATGTGTATCGTACAAATTAAAAATATATTAACATTTTCTGAAATTTGAAAAGGGGTTGACACCGAAAATACAAATGTTATACTTTTCTAGGGGGGTCGGGGGGTCAGTAAATCAATAAATATTAAATATATTATATATAGTAAGACCTAAGACCTAAGATCAAGTGATACAACCAATGCTATAATTATAATCTAGCGTAAGGAAAATCATGGAACACAAACTACTCACCAAAGACGTAATCCTTTTCAAAAATACATTGAAGGATCCAGCTGCGACCCAGGATTTCATTATACGCTCTAAAACCAATAATGACCAGTGGTTTGGAAATTGGGAAGACTGGCGTCCATGGGGTCAATACTCAAAAGCATATCCATATCAAGATTCTTCATATGAGGTGTGTGAAAATGAGGGCGGGGAATACCTGAGAGAGTTTTTAGACATATTCTGGAATGTAATGAAGATATATAAAGAAAATTATTTAAATAAAAATTATTTTGATTTGATAGGCGAAGATTCAGATATTCCAACAACTATGGAAGAAGCTAGAAAGCATCCAACATACTGCACTGCAGATGTAGTAATTTTAGAATCAGAAAATACAGATAAATCAAAGCCATTGTCTATGGAATATCATCAAGACAGAAGGCCCTGGTTTGGTGGGACTCCCCATATATTCAATTTTAATATTTATACTAATGACAATTACGAAGGCGGAGATATTTTAATTATTAATACAGAGGATGCAGAAAAATCAACATATATAGATGCTGATGGCAAAGAAAGAGAATGTTTGATGATTGATCCTCCAGTTAGATACAAGATGGAAGCTGGAGATGGTCTGCTCTTTAGAACAGATGTATTTCATGCAGTTTTGCCAGTTATAGGAAATAAATTTTACATTCGTCAATTCTTAACAGCATCATTTAAACCAGAGTGGTATGCTAAAAAGAACTCTATGTCTGAAGAAGAGTTTGAAGAATTTTTAAAGCAAGAAGAAAAAGAAGGATTTGCTAAATACGGTTGGCAATGCAGAATTTATAACTCAAAAGAAGAAATTGGTAATGGTGGAGACAATAATCAAATAGTTTGTGTGGTAAAAAATGTTTGATGCTTTTGAATTGACTAAGGGAGTTCTTGTATTTAAGAATGTATTAAAAGATCCTAAAAAAACTTACGATGTAATAAAAAAATCTCAAACCGAAAAGCACGAACTGTTCACAGACTGGATGGATTGGGGTATATCTGGATTTAAGTCGACATTAGATCCTTATGACACTAGAGATCTAGATAACGAGCCTGGGGAAATCATTAAAGAGCTTTCAAGCATATACACACAATGTATTAACTACTATAAAGATAATTATCTTGATATGGACTATCTAAAGTCTTTAGATGTAGCACCAAACTACAATATACCAGCAACACATGAAGAAGCAACTCAGGCTGGTGGATGGGGATCTGCAGATATACTTCTTGTAGACTATGCAGACAGTTTTGGTGATGATGGATTTATAAACGGATACCATATTGATAGAACTCCATTTTGGGGATCATCTCCACATGCATTTACATTAAACGTATACCCATATGATGACTTTGAAGGTGGCGGATTGGCATTCATAAATATGGAAACGGCAGAACGAAAGATTACAGACAATGGCGTAGAGTATTATGAGATAGATAAGCCAGTAGAATATTTTCCTGAAGCTGGAGATGCTATGTTTTTCTCTTCATTGCATTATCATGGCGTATATGGAACTAAGAACGGTGAAAAGGTATTTATTAGAATGTATGTAGAGTCGCCTATGCCTAATGCATATAAGAAGGAAGTAGAATTTATGACTCAAGATGAAATTAATCAAAAGCGTGATATATCTAGAAAAGAATGTTTTGCAACACATACTCATCAGGCTAATATTTATACCTCAGTAGAAGAGATTGCAAATTTAAAGGCTTTAAATAAAAAATTCATAATTAGAAATAAAGCAGTTGACTAGAATTATGGTATACTAATATCATGAAATTCTGCACATACTGTGAAAAACTATCATATACATCTAAGCTAACGCTAGATGGCAAGATGATATATTATTGTTCAGATCATGCTATGAATATTGCAGTTGACTAGGATATATATGAAGAAATTATCAGCATTAGTAAGTACCATTGCGATAGCAATCCTTTCAGGAGTTGCATTGTCTAAATTTTTAAATTGGGCGGGACAAAAAGAAATCTTTGATTTTGACCTAGATGAAGATATAGACAGTGAAGAATTCTAAACTCTATAGGTCAATACTCTGGCTAACCTGGGTATATATAGCCATACTGGTAATATGGACAATATGGTAAATTCGGACAAAGCAGACCAATTAGCGAAATACTTGCTAGATCGTAGATATGAAGAGTGTAATTATTTTCAAGCTGATAAGTTCATGGCAAGGTGTTCGCTAGAATGGGTCATAAAGGGCCTCAAGAGTCGATTAGAGACTTGTTTGAATGCAGAGTCAGGGGTATGTGACATATGGTACTTAGAAAGCCATACAGAGTGTTTATTACTAATGAATCTAATATACGAATATAGTGGAGATCCCCTGTATGATGCTAAATTCTAAAATGGTTCTTCTACCGCCGCCGCACTTCAATTTTTTCACTTTTGCACTTTCGCACTAAATGTCGGAATTGCCCTCTTCTTGTTTTTTCTTATTAATAATCTTATGAGTGTTATCACAATACGGTAAATCAGCCGACTGCCCGCAGATACATTTCTTTTTACAGAAAGTAGTTTCAGGATATACAGTTTGCACCCAGCTAATAATTTCCTTTTCATCTGTCATGTGAGGATGCTTGTCTGGATTAAATAGTTCATAAGTTCCAGGGGCATGCTCAAGCTCCATGCAGAAGTTAGAATATGCATATCGCGTTCCAGATGTTATTTTTCTAACACCGTGTTCCCATGGATGTGTGGCTCCGTGTATTGCCAGGTCCCCAGGTCGAACATCTACTTCTAGACAATCAAATGCGTCCCCAGGTCTATCTTTTACAGATCCATCTTTTTCAAGATTAGGATAAAATATTTGTCCATCAGAATAGTCTCCAAAATACGTAACTATGCCGTGACTTAGCCTACAACAAGTTGACCATCTGTCTAGCTGAGTTAAATTGTGCTCCATATTCATTCCTGGGCTGTCAGCATGTACAAACATACCCTCATCTCCTGGACGCATAACGTTTACAAAAAGTTGTGGATGTATATAATGCTCTGGATATAAAGCCATGGATATTCTATCCCAAATCGGTTTTAGTTCAAGCATTAATGGGCCAGTTTTATTTTTATACCAGTCGATTGCTTGGTCTTCAAACTTAAAGGCATCTTGGTTATCAGCAAATCTAGATTCATATTCTTTCATGATAGACATGATTTGATTATTTTCTTCTTCTGTTACAAAATTACGCCAGACCCATACTTGCTCCGCCACTTGCTCAAAATTCTTATTGTCAGTAAACATTACTTCTTCCTAACTATACGTTTAAAAAATCCTTTTATTTTATTAAGATTTTTATCTAGCTTTTGATCGAATTGGCCACTCGGAGTATCAGCATAACCAGGTGATGTAAAGTAAGGGCTATGCATTGCTTGTTTAAAATGATCTCTAGGGGACATGATAATATAATTATACCACTTAAATAATAAAGCCCCATTCAGAGGCGGATCCGAATGAGGCTTTATATACTGGGAGCAAAACTCGACCAATACTTTAAAAGTATAAAGTATTATCTAAATAATGTCAAGGAACTAATACGCCTTTTTCTACAAGAAGGTCGTACATGTTGCCCATTTGCCACTGCAAGAATGGCTGGTTCTTAATAATTTGCTGCTCAACGTCTGCAATATCTGCTCCGCTTGAAACTCCAGCAAATCTTGTATCATTGTTTAGTTTTTCTAGCATTAGTAGTACTACTTTTTCTTTTTCCATTTTATTCTTCCTCACCTGGTGTAAATGAAGGCGCTGGCCCCAATAGGTAACCCGCCTCATGATATTCTATCATTTTTTGAGTATCTTCACTACCTACAATTTTATTTGAAATTAAGGTAAGAAGGTCGTACATTCTATGAAGCATAATATAATTCACCATAGGCAAATTATCTTCAAGATTACTTGAAACTTCTTTATTCTGGTCTTCCTGCATCTAGCCAAAAAACCTCTCTACCCATAGCGTCGGTAACCTGCATTGGTGCCGACTCTTTATTGCACTCACAGTATTCTTTATCGCACATTATTCTGTGCCTCAACAAGCTTTACTATATTCTGATACGTTGAAGATCCCATATTGTTTTTATACTCACATTGTAGGCAGTATAGAAATATATTGTCTTCTAAATCTTGATTACAAAAAAGAATGGACTGGTCTACTGGGCATAAAAGCTTTTCAACCAATCCATCTTCTGACATGGAGATGTAAGTTGATACATATTGTATCCTCATCCCATCTCCTTTACTTTGTCGGAAATTTTAAATAAAATTCCTTAGCTCTCGGGGTCATACCCTTCCAGCTTGACCAATCACTGCCGCCATCGGTCATATAGTACGTTATCTCTGCGTTTGTTACTGGGTCGAATAACTCTTTGTTACTCTGTAGATCAAATTTCTCAAGTCTTTCAGGACCAAGATTTCCAATCATATTTATCTGAAATAATCCGTAAGAACTATCTCCTGTTTTTCTGTCCCCGTTATATGCAAGCGGTCTTCCATTAGATTCACGCTTTGCTATGGACCAGGCTTTCTTAAGGCCTACTCCTTCAAATCCTACAGTCTCCAGAAGTGTTAACAACTCTTGATCTGTAAGCATCTCAGATGGCTTGTAAATTTCTTTACTAAAGCTATCTAAAACTTCTTGCTTTAATTGGGCTTCAGTTTTCACTAAAGGTTCTACTACAGTTAAAGCGTTTGCTGAGTTACCAAACAAAAATAACATTGTTACTGCTATTATCGTCCAGTCACGAACTAAATCGCTAAACTGTTGCTTTATATTCTCCATTGGCATTTCCTCCTATAGAGATAACGAACTATAATCATAACATTAATATATAAGTAATGTCAACTTAGTTAACTAAAACAATGTATCATTATGTGAGACGTTCAGAATATTTTTTGGGCACTAGACCGCTAAATAAAAGTTTGATACACTAGGACTTCACACAAAATTATACCGCAAGGCGGAGAAAAGGTCGTATATAAATGTTGCAAACTATTGAAAATCCTTATGAAAACTTTATTGCTTTATCTAGATATGCAAAGTGGGTAGAGTCGGAAGGTCGAAGAGAAACCTGGGGAGAAACAGTAGATAGATATTTTAATTTTATGACTAATCATCTAAAGGTAAATCACAATTATATTCCAAATGAAAAGCTAGTTGCGGAATTAAAAGAGTTTGTTTTTGAAAGAAATGTTATGCCGTCTATGAGATCTGTAATGACTTCAGGTGCTGCATTAGAAAGAGATAATGTTGCAGGATATAACTGTGCTTTTCTTCCAGTTGATTCTCCCCGTTCTTTTGATGAAACAATGTATGTTCTAATGTGCGGAACTGGCGTTGGGTTTTCAGTAGAATACAAGTACATCAACAAACTTCCGCCAGTCCCAGAAAAACTTGAAAAGTCAGATACAGTTATTGTTGTTGAAGATTCAAAACAAGGTTGGGCAAAAGCATATCGTGAACTGTTGGCTTTACTTTGGACAGGACACATTCCAGCTATTGATGTTTCAAAAGTTAGACCTTCAGGGGCACGTTTAAAGACAATGGGAGGCAGATCTTCTGGGCCACAACCATTAATAAATCTTTTTGATTTTACAATTGCTAAATTTAAAAATGCTACAGGAAGAAATCTTAAGCCAATTGAATGTCACGACATAATGTGCAAGATTGGCGAAGTTGTAGTTGTTGGCGGAGTACGTAGGTCAGCAATGATTTCGCTTTCTAATATTAATGATATTGAGATGGCTCAAGCAAAGTCAGGCAATTGGTGGGAGCTAAGCCCACAACGTGCATTATCAAATAACTCTGTTGCATACTCACGCAAGCCAGAGATGGAGCAATTTATTGCAGAATGGAAATCTCTTTATGACTCAAAATCAGGAGAGCGAGGTATATACAATGTGGCCGCAGCTCAAGCCCAAGCAGCCAAGTTTGGAAGAAGAGATCCAGATATACACTACGGAACTAACCCTTGTTCAGAAATTATTTTACGTCCTTATCAGTTTTGCAATCTTTCAGAAGTCGTATTACGTGAAAACGATACAAAGAAAGATATTCAGCGCAAAGTCGAGCTGGCTACAATTCTTGGAACGTGGCAATCAACTTTAACCGACTTTAAATACTTACGTAAAATTTGGAAAGACAATACAGAAGAAGAGCGCTTACTCGGAGTTTCTTTAACTGGGCAGTTTGGTCACAAATTTATGTCTGGAAAAGAAGATATTGTTATGCTTGAATCATTTCTTATGACTTTGCGTGAAAAAGCAAGAGAAGTAAACAGAGAAGAGTCTGGTAAAATTGGTATTCCAGAATCTGCAGCAATTACTTGTGTCAAGCCTTCTGGAACCGTTTCACAACTAGTTGGCGTATCTTCAGGCATGCACCCATGGCATTCTCCATATTATATTCGTACAGTTCGTGGCTCTAAAGGAGATCCAATTTCTACATTCTTAAAAGAAGTGGGCATTCCAGTAGAAGACGATGTTATGAAGCCAAATGATACTTACGTATTTTCATTTCCAGTAAAGGCACCAGATGGTGCAATTGTAAGAAATGATTTAACTGCCATTCAGCACTTAGACATATGGCTAGTTTATCAACGTGCTTGGTGTGAACACAAGCCATCAATTACCGTTTCAGTAAAAGAAGATGAATGGATGGAAGTTGGCGCTTGGGTGTATAAGAATTTTGACGAGGTCTCTGGAATTTCATTCCTACCGCATTCAGATCATACATACAAGCAAGCTCCTTACCAAGAGGTTTCAAAGGAAGATTACGATGCGCTGGTTGCAAAGATGCCTAAGAATATTCGTTGGGAAGACCTTTCATTCTATGAGACAGAAGACGGAACATCACCCTCTGCCACCCTTGCCTGCAGTTCCGATGGAAATTGCGAACTTGTGGATATTTCAGCATAGTGGTAGAATTATAGTATTCGGCTTAGGCCGAAAATTCCAAGGGCAAATTGCCCACAAGGAGATAATAAAATGGCTAAATTTGCAAAAGCAGATTTAAACAAAGATGGAAAGGTAACTATGCAAGAACAGATTCTAGCAGCGTTAGCAAGTTATGGAAGAGCATTTCTTTCAGCAGCTCTTGCTTTATACATGACAGGTAATACAAATCCCAGAGACCTATTACTTGGCGGAGTGGCAGCAGTAGCGCCAGTTCTATTAAAGGCACTTAATCCAAATGACAAGAATTTCGGTTTCGTTAACAAGGCTTAAAAAGTAGTCAATTAGAAATACTCCTGTGCTAAAATTAGTACAGGAGTATTCCTATTTAGGAGACTATGGCAAATGGCAGGACAAAAGAATTTCGAAGTAGATCAAAATGCTACATTTAGCTTTGTACTAGAATACAAAGACGATAATGGAAATGCAATTGATTTAAATGGCGCATCTGCAAAGATGCAAATCCGTGACATAAAAGGCGGAGCTAAACTAGCCGTCACATTAACATCACCTTCAGGTGGAATTGTAATTGATGGCCTTAATGGGAAATTGACCATTACACTTACACCAACTCAAACAAACAAACTCTTTTATCCTAAATCAGTATATGACATTATGCTTGTTGATTCTAATGCAAATAAAATAAAACTCCTTGAGGGCTTCATGACGCTCAATAGATCGGTAACAGTATAATGGCCGAAAAAGTAATTGTAACTGAAATTGTTAATGATGTAATAGTTTCCTCTCCAGGACCACAAGGGCCTAGAGGTAGAACTATCCTTAACGGCACAGGTGTCCCTTCTAACAACTTGGGACTTGAAGGCGACTTCTATTACGACAAATCTCTTTCTAAATTTTACGGTCCAAAATTATCAGATGCAACATGGGCTAATGCTGCTGTAATAACACTGTCTTCAAACACATTGTCTTTCAGTTGGGAATTAGCACAATTAACAGGCCCAGTTCAGGGTATATATTCATTGCCAATACTTCATAACTTAGGGTATAACCCAAATGTTACAGTAAAATCAAGTGCAGGGGATATATTAGAAGTGGGTATAGATTATAACGGTTTAAATCAAATAACGCTGACAATGGCACAGCCATTTTCAGGGACAGCGCACCTGTCATAAAGGGAGATAGCAAATGGCAAAAAAATATTTAGTTAGTATTGATCTCAACAAGAATGAGTTACTCAATGCTCGAATTCAAAACTTAGGGTCCGCCCCATCTAATCCAGTAGCAGGTCAAATTTACTTTGACACTGGAACAAATACACTTTACTTCTACAACTCGACAGAGTGGGTACCAGCATCTGGTTCTACAGAAGTAATTCAAGATGTAATTAGCTCCACAGTAGTATCTGGCACAGGATTAACTGCCACATATAACGACGTAGCGGGAACACATACAATAAAATTAAATGATACTGCAGTAACAGCTGGAACTTATGGTTCAATTACAAAAGTACCAACATTTACAGTAGATCAGCAAGGTAGATTAACTGGAGCAAGCGAAGCCAACCTGGTTATTCCACTAGATTCTCAGACAACAGGAGACTATGTAGCAACTATTGTTGGAACAGCAAATGAAGTTACTGTTTCTCCAAATAGTGGACACAATGCAGCAGTAACTATTGGTCTTCCAGACAACGTAGAGATCACTGGCAATTTGCAGGTAGGCGGAAACCTAAATGTTATTGGAACTGTTAATTCTGTAAATACAACACAGATTAACATTGAAGATAATAAGGTAAAGCTTAATAGCGGATTTGCAGGAACACCAACTACAGATGCAGGCATTCTTGTAGAACGCGGAACCCTGACAGACGTTGAAATACTATGGAATGAGACATCAGATGTATGGTCATTAACAAATAATGGAACAGACTATCATGCAATAGCAAGAAAGTTTGCTACAACACTATCAACATCTGCAACATCATATACAGTAAATCATAAACTAGCAACTACTGACGTAACCGTTCAAATTTATCAGGCAGCATCACCATTTGCACAAGTTGAAGCAGATGTTGCAAGAGTAGATGAAAACAATGTCAGCATCGCTTTTGCTGTTGCTCCGACAATCGGGGAATACAGAGTAGTAGTAGTAGGATAAAAAAATGTCTCGCCAAATGAAGGTAGCTCTTAATTTACTTACTATTGCGGCAGATCCAGATAACGCAAAAGCTGGAGATGTTTATTTTAATATATTAAGTAAAAATTTAAGAATATACAATGGAGAAGAGTGGGTTGAACTAACCCCTCCAAGTACAGACCCAACTCCATTTTATAGACATACTCATACATTTGACGGAGACGTTCATAGCATAGATATACAGAACCCAATTACATTTGTTGAATATAATGAAACTGCATCTCCCGCAGTTATTTTGCCACAAGTAATTGGAGTTGACGGCGGAACCCCAACGACAAGTCCTACAGATGCAAGTTGGGAATCTTTAACATTATTTGATGCTGGACAACCAGATTCTTTGTATTGGCCAGATAATAATGATACAATAAACAATAGTGGAAATGCAGGTACTGATTTTAGTAATACAGTAGATGCAGGAGGAGCATAACATGGCAGTAAGAATTCAGCTACGAAGAGATACAGCAGCTAACTGGACTTCAGTAAACCCAACTCTTTTAAGTGGTGAAATTGGAATAGAAACAGACACCCTAAAATTTAAAATTGGTAACGGACAAAGATGGAATCAAATAACATCATATGCTTTTAAAATGGGTGAAGCAAATGGAATGGCAACATTAAACTCAGAAGGAAAGATCCCAGCTTCACAGCTCCCCACAGCACTTTCAATTACAGCCGACATTAACTCAGCATTTGCTGCAATGACCACCTCTGGAATTCCAGAAGGAACAAATCTTTATTTTACAGATGCTAGAGCAGTTGCAGCAGTAGCTACTCAAATTGCAGCAGAAGTTTCTTTAAGAAATGCAGCAATTGAAACAGCAAAAAGTCAAGCTGTTACAATTTCAACAACAGATGCAACAAATAAAGCAGCAGCAGCACAGCAAAATGCAATCGCTGCAGCAGAAACAAAAGACTTAACAGCAATTGCTTCAGCAACTCAGGCTGCCAACACATACACCGATTCAAAAGTTGCCACAGAAGCTACAGCTAGAAATTCTGCTATCACTTCAGCAGTTGCAGCAGAAACTACTAATAGAGGCATTGCAATAAATGCAGCAATTTCTGCAGAGACTACTGCTAGAACTGCTGCTATCGCAGCAGTAACAGGATCAACAAATTTATCTTCAAAAACAACAAACGACCTAGCAGAAGGATCTTCTAATTTATACTTTACAAATTCTAGAGCAATATCTGCATTAAATCCTACATTAACAGATAGATTTGCAGCTGTTAATGGATCAATGGATGATTTGTCAGCATACCTTCTTGCTTCATACACTACAACTGCAGCAGCAGATAGCAAATATGTCTTACAAAGCGGGCTTAGCAACACCTTAGACGGATATGTAATGGAAGCTGAAAAAGATTTGGCTTTTGGATATGCTGGTTTAGACGCAGCAGCTAAATTAAATATTGCAGTAGTACCAACAACAATTGCAAGATCAGCAGATGTTACATCATCAATTTCTGCAGCAATATCTACAGAAGTTGCAGATAGAAATACTGCTATAACAAGTGCAATTGATAGTTTAATTAATTCGGCACCAGGCACATTAAATACCCTCGGAGAAATTGCAGCAGCTTTACAGGCAGACGTATCTGGACTTACCGCATTAACAACTACTGTTAATCTAAAAGCTCCTCTTGCTTCACCTACATTTACTGGTACAGTAACTCTTCCCGTAAATACAGTTAAGAGCTCTGATTTAAGCTGGGAGGCATACGATGCAGAAACAAACCTTCCATCGGCAACTACAAAGCACGGCATGTTTGCACACGTACATGGAACAGGATCTGCATACTACGCACATTCAGGTTCATGGAGAAAATTATTAAATACTACCGAAGCAGAATTGACTTACGCACCATTATCTTCTCCGACATTTACTGGATCAGTAGATTTTTCTACAGCAACCGTTACTGGGCTTGATGCAATTCTTCCAAATCAAATGGGCTACACTGGAAAATATTTAAAAACAGATGGCACAAACGCTTCTTGGGAAGATTTAGATTTAACACTATACTTAACAACAGCAATAGCAGCAACAACATATGCAACTCTAGATAATGCAAAGACTTATGGATATCACAATGCAGGGTCAAATACAGCAGCAAATAAAATAGCATATGGAACATCAGCAACGGGATACTCAGCAATAGCTACCCCAGCAGCTGGCGACATTTACATACAATACTAAAGGGGACAGAAGATGCCGTTAAACATTTTTGATGGTTCCGCATGGAAACCTTTCAAAAAAATATCAATCCACGATGGTTCCACCTGGAAAGATTCAAAGGCATCTTATGTTTATGACGGCTCACAATGGAAAAAATTTGGGGCAGCAGTACCAAAAAATACAGTAGCTCCAGTATTTACATGGCAAAATAATAATAGACAAGCTGGACAATATATCTCTATAGGAGTTGGCACATGGGAAAACTCGCCAACCTCGTTTACATATACATGGCAAAAAGCACCATTTGCACTTAGCGGAGCGCATTTAGAATCTTCTTGGGTAACTTTTGGAGACAATCAAAACTCTTCTTATATTGATAAGCAGATGATCGGATATGTTTTAAGATGTAAGGTAGTTGCTATAAATGAATTTGGAGAATCTGACCCTGTTTATGTTAATGGAAATAATTTAGTTTCTGTTTATACAAATGGCATAGATTCAATTTCAACGGATGATCAAAATCAAGTTGTTAGGCCACAAAATGTATTTTATATAGACCACACACTTACACAGAATGGCCGCATCAATTTAAGATGGGTAAAACCAATAGGTGCAGATCAGTATAGAGTTTATTGGGTGGGACCAGGAGTACAAAACCAAAAAGATGTTACTACTGTAGTTGATGGAACTGCATATGATACAACATCCATAGACACTGGCTCAGCAGATGGACAATTAACAGTTTATATTACATCACAAAATGTAAATAATCCATATACACAATCTTTATACAACACTCCACTTGAAAGCCCAACATTTAAAGAGCATGTTATTCCAGATATGAAGCCATTTAAGCCTTCTGTTGCAATCGGAGTTTCTGATATACTTCAATCTACTGCCACCCTATCCTGGACTAATTCTAATTTAACTCAAACAGCCTGGGAAATTTATTGGGTAAATCCAGACGGATCCTCTATGACAGCAGGTTCTGGTTCAGGATCAACAAACACAATACCATTAACATTCCTAACAGCTGGAGAAACATACAGATATAAGGTTGTAGTTACAGGAACAGCAGATAGATTTACTGAAACTTCATGGACCTCTAATACAGTACAATTTACAACAAATGCAGGAGTTTCCTACTACACTGGAACCTCTAGATGTAATCCATTTAGTGGAGTTTATGCAGCAAACCCATCAGTCACAGGCCCACTTGTTTCTTCAAACAATACAATACCAACAGATACATATATAGTTGATGGATCATTCAGTACAAAAACAGTTTACAGAACCACATATTCAGAGGCTCTTGTTGCAGCAGGAAATTCTGCTTGCGATCCCACAATAACACCAACTCCAACAACTGCCCCACCAACCCAGTACACCTACTACACTGGAACTTCAGTCTGTAATCCTTTTAGTGGAACTTATGGCCAAAGCCCAAGTGCATCTGGCCCACTAACTAATAGTACAGGTATACCAGAAGACACATATACAACTAGCGGACAACAAAGCACAAAAACGGTTTATAGAACAACTTACGCAGCCGCCCTTGCAGATGCAGGAAATTCTGCTTGCGATCCAACCCCAACTCCTACCCCAACCCCAACACCTACCCCAACCCCAACACCTACCCCAACCCCAACACCTACCCCTTTACTAACATGCCCTGGAACCTATACTAATCCAACATCCTATACATGTACTGAGTTAGGATACGAATACCTCGGAAACTCAACTACATATAGCGTACCTAACGGTTGGCAATGTTGCGGTGGAGCACTTGCAACTCCTACACCTACAGCAACTCCTGCACCAGAAAAAGCAACTTGTCCAGGAACCTATACTAATCCAACATCCTATACATGCTCTGAGTTGGGATATGAATACCTTGGAAACTCAACTACATATAACGTACCTAACGGCTGGCAATGTTGCGGTGGAGCACTAACGTTTGCACCTCCAAGTTTTTTTGCTCCTCCAGGGTTCTTCTCACCTCCAGGATTCTTTGCTCCACCAGGGTTCTTCTCTCCACCAGGATTCTTTGCTCCACCAGGATTCTTTGCACCCCCAAGCTTTATTTACATTCCTTGGTTTGGACCTCCTTGCGTAGAAGAGAACACTCTTGTAGACACTATGGACGGTCAAGTGCCAGCCAAGTTCTTACAGGTCGGAGATAAGATCAAATCTATTGTGATTAATCAAATTGACCCTTTAACACCTGATTCATACCAGTTCTCTACTTGGGCATCTTCTGATTTTTCAGTAGGCGAATTTGTTGAAACAACAATTACAGATATTGTTGAAACTCAAGAATCAGATATTTTGTATTTTAATGAAAATGTAGATACAAGAATGACTTATACTCAACCAGTCTTTGTTAAAACTTTATCAGGAGAATATAAGATCAAAGAAGCTTATTATGTTGAAGTTGGCGAATCAATAATTCATATTGATTCCCAAGGGCAAATAGGAGAAACACTAGTAGATAAAATAGAGTTCCTAGTTGACCAATCTGTCAACGTTTATCAATTGTCATGCGAACCAAACGACTGGTTCTTTGTAAATGGCATGCTTGTGCACAATAAGTAGAAATGGTATTATTGCTTAATGTCAGTAAAGCCTTGGGATTTATTAAATCCTAATAGTCAATATGCAACACCAGAAGAAGCCGCAAACAGGTATTCTATTTGTAAGGCCTGCCCAGAATTTATAGGTCTTACAAAACAATGCAAGAAATGTGGCTGTTTTATGAAATTTAAAACTAAGTTACAGGCAGCCGAATGCCCAATTCATAAGTGGGAAGCGGCAGAGCCAGTACCATTAGAAAAAATGGAGGAACTAATGATAGACAACGACGCAAAGATATTTATTAATATACCTTCATATAAGGATCCAGAGATATGGAAGACAGTTGACCACTTTATAGCAAATGCGGAATTTCCAGAAAGAGTATTCTTTGGAATAACCCTTCAAGACGATAATGTTGAATATAATAAGGCAGAGACTTTAAAGAGAAATAATGTTAGAACAGATTGTCTTATTCCAGGATCTATTATTGGATGCCAGCCTGCCAGAAAGAATTCAAATAAATTCTATGCTGGCCAAGAGTATTATTTAAACATGGACTCCCACATGAGAGCAATACCTAACTGGGATTCAGAAATAATTAAAGAATACAACTATGCAAAGAATGATTTTTCTGAACTAGTATTTACAGCATATGTCCCGCCATATGATGTTGATGAAAATGGCAATGATCAAATTCCAGAAATTTTACAGAATCCTACATTTTACATGACTGAAAGTAACGTAGCTCATTTTAAGGCTACCCTTGTTCCACAATTTAGTCCACAATATTCTAACCCAGATTCTAATGTGCTAAGCCCTTACGTGTCTGGACATTTCTTTTTTACAGAAAAATCCGTAATAGAAAAAGTTCCTTTTGTGGATGAAATTGCATTTACAGAAGAAGAGCCAATGATGGCTTTAAGATTCTTTACGGCAGGCTATAATCTTGTTACACCAAAGAAAGCATTTGTGTACCATAGATACGGAAGACCAGATAGAAAGCTTATATGGGACGATAGCCCTGAAACATTTTATCCAAAGCATAACGAGTCTAAGTCTTACTTCCAGCAGATAATTGTCGGACAAAAAATAGATGATGCAAGTGGACTATTCACCGAAAGAACATTAGAAGACTTTGAAAATTATTCAGGAATTCATTTTTCTACTGGTATAATAGATGATAGGGTAATCAAAGGCCTTCCTTCTGGATATTACCCGTCTTAAAAAAATATATAGGATATAATTAGATAACATGCAATACCGCCAGGAGGCTTTAATAAATGGCAACAACTTTTCCAACAAGTAAGGACAACCTTACAAATCCAGCGGCAAATGATGAGCTAGTAGGACACGCAGCACAACACGCTAATGCTAATGATGCAATCGAAGCATTAGAGAATGTCGTTGGCGTAACAGGTTCAACAGATGCAAATTCTTTAACATATAAGTTAAACACACTTCAAACAACAGTATCTGGAATTTCAAATTCTTCAGATGCTATTTCAACCCAGCTTGGTCTAGAAGGAAATAACGACCTTGCAGTGTATGGGATTGAAAATGCAACAAACATCGATTCTTTTGCGAAGGCAGACTGGAAGACAGTTAACTATCGCATTCAGGTTACACAAGGTGCAGATGTATACACTTCAGAGATAGCAGCAACCTATTCAGGTTCCGATATCCTTGTAAGCGAATCAAACATCGTTTCAAGCACTAACACAAGCATTTTTACTTATACTTTTGAAGAAAATTCAGGTATAATTAGTTTAAGAGTCACCCCTGTGAGCGGTTCTATATCAGTAAGATATTACAGAACTTCAATCAAGGCGTAATAAAAAAAAAGCACCAAGAGGAGTCATATAAATGGCAACAGTAGTAAAAAACTTTAGAATTAAATCTGGCCTCATTGTTGAAGGTACAACAGGTACAATCAATGGCCAAAATATCCTTAGAGAAACAGGATCAGATAGTTACATCCTCAACCTTGTAGGTGGAGCGACTCTAGTAAAGTCTGTAGAAGCAACACAGCTTGAAGTTAACGGTGCTGGAAAGCTATCCGTAAAGTCTGGCGTATTTGATGCAGCAGGCGCAGCAGCAGCTGCACAGACTGCAGCAGAAGCCACAGCTTCAGCAGATGCAACTACAAAGGCTAATGCCGCAGCATCATCTGCAATTTCAGCAGCAGCAACAGATGCTACAACTAAGGTAGCCGCAGAAGCAGCGCTTAGAGTATCAGGCGACGCAGCTTCAGTATCAACTGCAGCAGCCGATGCAACATCAAAGGCTAACGCCGCTCAAGCAGCAGCAATCTCTGCAGCAGCAGCAGACGCAACAACTAAAGCAGATGCAGCTCAAGCAGCAGCAATTTCTGCAGCAGCAGCAGATGCTACAACTAAGGCAAATGCAGCAAAGACTGCAGCGGAAGCAACAGCAGCAGCAGCACTTTCAACTGCAATCTCAACAGAGGTTACAAACCGTAATACAGCAATTTCAACTGCAGTAGATTCATTAGTAGATGGTGCACCAGCACTTCTTAACACATTAAATGAATTAGCAGCAGCAATTAACGATGATGCTAATTACACAACAACTCTTACATCAGCACTAGCAACAAAGGCTAACTCAGCTGATGTCACAACAGCAATTGCAACTGCAAAGTCAGAAGCAGCAACAGCTGCAGCAGCTGACGCAGCATCTAAGGTAGCTGCAGAAGCAGCCCTCAGAGTATCAGGAGACGCAGCCTCAGTTGCTACAGCATCAGCAGATGCAACATCAAAGGCCAATGCAGCTCAAGCAGCAGCAATCGCTGCAGCAGCAACAGATGCTACTACAAAGGCCAATGCAGCTCAAGCAGCAGCAGAAGCAACAGCAGCAGCTGCTAATACAGCTCAGCAAGCGGGAACAACAGCATTTACAGCGTTAAACGTAAATGATCAAGCAAAGCAAATTGCAGCTTCATCATCTGGAACAGCATCAGTTGCTGGAACAGCTTACCAGTGGGCAAAGGCAGACTACCGTTCAGCTAAGCTACTAGTTAAGATTGATAACGCATCACACAATGAAATATCTGAAATTCTATTAACACTAGATGCATCAGATAACGTAGCAATTACAGAATATGCAATTGTTGGAACTAATGGATCAAGAGGAACAATTACAGCAGAAGTATCTGGTGCAAATGTTCTTGTAAAGGTCACACCAACAGATAACTCAACAGTTAAAGTATCTGGAACACTACTTAAATAATTAAATAAAGGTTTTGGGGGATTCCTTAAAAATCCCCCACAATAAAACAATTAGGGGATAAGTGAACTTAAATGGCAACAGTAAATAAGAATTTTAGAGTAAAGAATGGATTAAATGTGGCTGGTACAGCTACGTTTGATTCTAACATCGTATTAGGCACCGCCCCAATAGCATTCGACGAAACAACAGGAAGACTCAAAGTCCAAATCAATGGAACTTGGGTCTCTTTAGCACATACAACAGATGTAGTCGATACATCTGGAGCAATAAGCTTTATGGATATCGGATTGGCTATCGATTATGATGGTAATCCTGTTTATACAGTTCAAGCAAACGGGGTTGTAACAACAGCAACTAAATTCGCTGACGGCGGAACCCCAGGTTCAACATCGTTCGACCTATCATTTGACTCAAGTACAATTAACGCATAATTGTAATTGAATAAATGGTATACTTTACAAATAATATAAAATAAGGGGTGGCATAAATGTCAACAGTAAGAATTCAAGTAAGAAGAGGCGTCGCAGCAGACTGGACCTCAGTAAACCCAATATTAGCCGCAGGTGAAATGGGTGTAGAAACAGATACAAATAAGTTTAAGTTTGGTAACGGAACTGGCGCATGGAGCACACTTGCTTACGCAGCATCAGATTCAGCAGCAATCGGAGAAATTTCTCAGGATGCAATTAATACAGCCCTTACAATGGGCTCAGGACTTTCAAAGACATACAACGACGGTGCTAACACAATTACAATTAGCGTTGACTCAGCAGTTGTTGCAACCAGATCATATGTTGATGCTGCAGTTGCAGGATTGTCAAGCTCAGTAGATGCAGCATATGTTCCAGAAGCAGATAAAGGAGTGGCATACGGTGTTGCAAGCCTTGACGCAAATGCAGTAGTTCCAACAATACAAATTTCAAATGCTTCAGTTAGAGAAAAGCTCTCAGGTGGAACAGGAATTAATTACAACACATCTACAGGAGAAATTGCAGTAGGTACTTCAATTGCTACACGCACATACGTTGACGCATCTCTTCAGACACTTGTTAATGGAGCTCCAGCAGCACTTGATACAATTAATGAGCTTGCAGCAGCAATCGGAAACGATGCAAACTATACAACAACAATTACTACAGCTCTTGGCACAAAGGCGCCAATTGCTTCTCCAACATTTACTGGAACTGTAACAATTCCAGCAGGTGCAGGAATTGCAGGATATGTACAAACAACAGATTTAGCAGCATATTCAACAACAGCGCTAAATGATGCAGCATACCTTTCAATAACAAATGCAGCTAGCACATACCTAACACAAAACAATGCAACCAGCACATATCTTGCTCTTGCAAATGCAGATGAAAGAATTCAGGATACAGCAGCAGGCATGTTACAGGTTTCAGCAGGTAATGGACTTGGAAGAGTTTATGACGATGCAGCTAACTCATTAACATTGAGCATTGATCAGACTGTAATTTCTACAGTTGCAGCAAGAGATGCAGCAATTGTAACCGCACTTGCAACAGCAGCTTCAGATGCTACAACTAAGGCAAATGGAGCTGTAACAACTGCAGCAGCAGATGCGACAACTAAGGCAGCAACTGCTAAGTCAGAAGCTATTGCAGCAGCAGCAACAGCTGCTGATACAAAGGTATCAGATCACAGCACAGATACAACAAATGTACACGGAATTTCAGATACATCACTTCTAGCACTTAAGTCAGAGGTTGCAGCAGTTACAAAGACTTCCCTAGGCCTAGGTAATGTTGATAATACAGCAGATGCATCAAAGCCAGTATCTTCAGCACAGGCTACAGCAATTGCAACTGCTAAGTCAGAAGCAATCGCAGATGCAACAGCACGGGTAAATGCAGTAATTGCATCAGCTCCAGCAGCATTGGATACACTTGATGAACTTGCAGCAGCACTTGGAGATGACGCTAACTATGCAGCAACAATAACAACTGCACTTGCAGGCAAGGTTCCATCAGCTACAACAATTTCACAGAAGACAGCAAGCTACACTCTTGCATCAATCAACGAGAAAGACTCAATGATTGAAATGAACGCAGCAGGTGCAACAACAGTTACAGTCCCAACAGACGCAGCAGTTGCATTCCCAGTAGGAACATCTTTGGATATCCTACGGGTTGGCGCAGGCGCAGTAGACGTAGCAGCAGCAGGTGGAGTTACAGTTAATGCAACTCCAGGACTAAAGCTTCGCTCACAGTGGTCATCAGCAACATTAATCAAGAGAGCAGCAAATACTTGGGTACTTGTTGGCGATCTATCAGCTTAATTAGATTAAAAAATAGGAGATAAAAAATGGCAAACAAGAAATACGGTATTAAGTCTTCAGCACAGGATAACTTCCTGGAGCCAAAGGCCGTTACTGGATTTACTGCCACTGGTGTTAACGGAGGGGCGTTCAATAGCGGTTCAGCGAATTTAGCTTGGACGCTTCCATCCGATTCACCAGCAGCAACACTATATACAATAGTGTCAAGTCCAGCAACAACAACACAAACAACATCTTCTACCTCACTTTCCTTTACAGGTCTTGCAGGTGGAACATCATATACATTCACAATAACTCCATCTAATGCAGTTGGTAATGGTCCTACAACCACATCAAGCGCTACAACGCCTACAACAGTCCCTGCTCAGGTTGGTGCTCCATCAGCATCATCTTCATCAGCTGGAACAGACGTAGTTTCATGGTCAGCACCAGCAAATGGTGGATCAGCAATCACAGCGTATTACTGGGCATCTAGCGATGGAAAATCTGGCAGCACAGCGTCTACATCTGTAAGCGTTGGTCAAGAGCAAGGAACTGCACAGACATACACTGTCTATGCAGCTAATGCTAACGGAAATGGTGCAACATCAGGCGCATCAAACAGCATTACAACTTTCTTCTCACCACCTTCATTCTTCTCCCCACCAGGGTTCTTCAGCCCACCAGGGTTCTTTGCACCTCCAGGGTTCTTCAGCCCACCAGGGTTCTTTGCACCTCCAGGGTTCTTTAGCCCACCAGGG